TGCTTTTTCATACTCGTGTGGGAACAAACTTACCAAAACACGAGCAATGTCACGCCCTGGACTTATCTTAGACTTTTCAAAGCGTGCTACAGCGTAGCCAACTTCTTTCATTGCATCTTCATCGCCAGAAACATAACGATTAATCAAGTCCATTACTTGTGGATTGTCTTGAAATTGCTCGTAGTTATCTATTAAATCTTGCTTAGATGCAAGCAACTTGCCAACATATGCTTGTGCTGGTGTAAGTTCTTTGTAAAGTTTAGCAACTTCACTATCATCATAAAGAGTTTCTCTATCACTGGCGCGTTCCCAGTACTGCATAAAATTTGTAGAGTTATCTGAAACCACTGCATCTTCGCCGCCAGGTATAAGTTCTTCAAAACCTTTGGCAATAAATTTACCAGCATCTACTGGACTAAAGCCTTCGGCTTCAGCCTGAGCACGAATGGCAGTATAAGGTTGCTTAATTAATTTATTTTGTGGGCGTACTAAAGTTTCAAGAACTTTACCAACACCTTCTTTGACTGGCTCTGGAGTTAACTCAGAGACAGTGGTTGCAGTTACGGCTCCAGCCGCTTTAACAAGTGATGGTAATGGGTTATTTGCAATTCCAAGAACTTGCTTAGCAATATCTATACCTGTTCCGCCACCATAAAATACGGCAGATTTAACTGAGTCTAGAATTTTTCCAAAAAAATTTTTATCTTGTTCAGAATACTTTGGGCTAAACATAGATGTTAAAGCAGCACGAGTTTCTTTTGGTAATGCTTGATACTGTGTATATGCTTTTTCTTGTGGAAGTGCAGTAAGTTTATTATGTAAAGTTTTTAATTCAAAAAGAGCAGCAATTTGCGAAACTTCTTGTTTAGGTAAACCAGCCTGTGCGGCTGCAGTTGCTACGCCAGGTGAACCCATCGCAATTACATTTAATGGTTTAAGTTTCTCCATTAAAGACCTCTTGATACAACAAAATCGTATAGGTCTTGAACGTCTCCAGTTGGGTCCATATCAATCATTGAAGCAAGAATTTCAGATAGCCCACGTTGTTTTGGAAGGTTAAGTGCTTCACTTCCAGGACCAGGACCAAAGTCCATACCAGATGTTAATGGTTCGTCAGGACGTTCAGTTGGTGCTGTTAGGGGTGTAATTGATGGCAGCGAAGGCATTGGCATAGTTGCTGCTGCTGCGGTTGGAGAACCAGCCATAGGTGCAGATTGCTGTTGCTGCATAGTTGTCTGACCTTGACCATAAGGAAGACCAGAAATATATCGAGGCGCTTGGGTGCCAGATTGTCCTGCACCACCTGTGCCAGATACGTTAGCAGGATTGTTCTGTGGCGCTGTTGGGCGCATTCCGCCGCTATTCTCGTTACCAGCCATTTTAACTCCTACTTAGAATATTGAACTTCTACTTGAAAAGGTCCTTCGGAAAAGATACTTAATTGAGCAGCAATCTCTACTGCTCTTACTGCTTCTGCCCCTGCGTACAAGGCTCCTAGCGCAATCTGTGCGCCAGAACCTACTCCGTAAAATCCATCAACATTACGCATAACCGATAAATCATCACCAACATCAAACAGTTCTCCATTGACAGCAATTAAAAACTGAAAGCGAGAACTAGAATCTTTTTCTTGTGCTTCATCAAAGTTGTAACCATTTGTCTTTAAGCATTCACGAAGAGAAGGCATAGCCTTTGTAATCATAAAATGGTAAACATCTTTTCTATCTTTAGGCGTTAATGATGGTGGTTCCCAAATATGCTGGGCAATGTCGCAAGGAGAAACTTCTCCAGCACCACCAATTAAAAATTCTCCACGTCTATTGATTTTACTCATCTGTGGATGTGACCAAGTGCGACCAGTATCATCACTTACAAGACTGTCAGCAACTAAGGTGCAACCGTTGCTGCTTTGTACACCAATAATTGTTGTCATTGTCCCCTACTTAGTTATCCTCTTGTTACTACTCTTGCGTTGCCTTTGCCGCCTGAGGTAAGACTTGTAATGATTGATTGAATATCAGGTGCTGCTTGTGGTGGCGCCATACCTTCTGGAGAAGAAGCGCCTCCTGCTGGAACGCCTTCGGGAGCAGGGGACGGTTGCTCAACCGCTTCTGGTGCACCAGCAGGAGGAACTTGCTGCTGCGGTGCGAATGTTTCTTCAATCGCATCTTCAAGGGCTTGACCTTTTTGGCGAGCCTTAATAACCGCAGCAATTTTACGTACTACCTCTGACGCATCTCCGCCTGATGCAGCCAGTTGAGGAATAGCCTGTGTGTAGGCAGTTAGCGAACCAAGTAATGCGGCACGCATATCTTCAATTTCAATTTTCTCAAGTTCCTGTGTGACGTTTACAGTAAATGGAAGTTCACGCATTGCCATATCACGAGAGATAAGTTTGCCACCTAATGCCTGAAGCATAAAGATGAGTCCCTGCGCGGGGTTTAGACCAGCAAGCATTCCGTATCGGACATCTGCTGAGTAATCAGATTTGATGTCTTTGGTTGGTTTGTAAGTGATTTCGTATGGAGAACCAGAGTCAACACCACGAATGGTCTTCTCTTCTGGATAAATAACTTCATCAGTTTCAAAACAAACAGCAATTACGTCCCGAAGTGTTGCAGCAAAAATTGCTTGAGCAGATTTAACTTGTGTATCAAAGGCTCCCATAAGAGCCTGTACACCTTGGCCAGTAACAACTGATGCACTAATATTTCCTGTACGTCCTTCAGGATAACGAGCACCAACGCGAAGTTCTTGGTTGAGTAATTGTGACTCAGTAAATGCGCCTTGTGGAATTGAAAGTTCTACACGGCGTACACCTGCTGGGTTTGAGGTACGGATAACCGCATCTCCACCTAGTTGCAACTCTTGTACATCTTGTGGAAGTACAATAGGAGCCTGTACAGATTTTTCTGCTGCTTCCATTGCCAGCAACGCAAAGCGATTGCGGAGCAATTGGATACCTAGGATGTCATCAAATTGACCACGTAGTTCACCATCAATAGATGGCTTACGTGCAACTATTACCATCATCTTGCCAAGAGGATTCTTAGCCTTAGATAGAACTAGATTGTCTTTTGATGGAAGATAAATGATTGACTGGTCTTTATCGTAATAACGAATTAGTTCAACCTGGTGATTGAGGTCTTGCTTGTAGCCGTAGCCACCAAGTAATTCTCTTTCATACTCAGGGAATTGAGTTACTAATTCGCCTAGCGTCATCATGTATCGTTTTGCAAATGCCACACAGCGTCCATAGCGGTCAAACTCTGGGTAAGCCCCAATAGGATTTTCTATGCGAATACGTGGCAGTTTTGCTTCTTCGTCTAATTCAATGATGAAAGGGACGAAACCATAAGTTATGTACCAGTCGGCTCCTGAGTACATTTGAACAGAGAGGTCAGAATGCGAAAAGTAATTAGAAGCAATACGAGTACGCTTATCAGCGAAAGTACGGGCACGGTCGCTAACTTGATTCGCTGCCGAGCAGTTGACGGCTGGTAGTGGTGCCATAACTTCGGATAAGTCACGCGCAACAATGTCAATAAAATTTGCCACGACATTGGCGTCTACTCCATCTGGAAAAAAGTCAGGATAAACTTCAGCAATTTTTCCTTTACGGACAGCAAGAACGTCAAGGTTGCGAGCATCGCGCTCGTTATTGCGGTAGCGAATAGCCTGAACGCGGGCTGCTACCTGCTCCATTGATAATGCCATTGTTGTCCTAACTTAAAGGGAAATTATTTAGTAACCAAAATATGTTTTAGATTCTCTTTTACTTGGTTTTGGTTTTGGTTTAACAGTAGGCTTAGGCTTTGGTGTCGGCTTAACAGTAGGTTTAGGTGTCGGCTTTAACGTCGGCGTTGGCTTAGGAGTAAATTTTGGAGTTGGTTTAACCGTAGGTTTTGGTTTAACCGTTGCTGTTGAAGTATCCGATGGTGGTCGCACTCTAACTGTTGCCGTTGGGGTATCCGACATTGGTTTAGATGGTGTCACCTTAGGCGTAGGCTTTACAGTAGGTTTAGGGGTAACTGTTACTCTAGGTGTTGGCTTAACAGTAGGCTTGGGAGTTACCTTTGGCTTAGGCGTAACCTTTACGGGTGGCTTAGGAGTGGGTGTGCTTTTGCGTCTATTATCTTGATAAAGCCCAGGAGGTAAAGGTTTGTTAGCCATTGTTGTCCTAACTTAAAGAGAATTATTTATTTTTGTTTCTTAATTCTTTATGATATCTAAGACTTTCATCAGACTCAATTGGCTTAGTTCTAAATGTATATTGAATTTTTTCCCAAAGATTTTTTTTGTTACCTATTTCTTTATAATCTTTAGTTACATTTTTGCCAGCAGGACCAGAAATTCCACCTGTCATTCTTAATGTTCCAGATGTTGCAGTCTTTTTTGGATACATTACTTTTGGCAATGTTGGTTTTGGTTTTCTATCATTTGTAATAGCCATTGTTTAACGATTGCCCATTTTATATTTGCTAGTCATCTTGTTCATTTTTGCTACCTGTGCAGCAGTTAAAGATTTTGTACCTGTTGCTGAACCAGTGATTTTAATTGGGGTATTAGCGCCGCCCATTTCACGATAAGGGGTTTGAACTTGTGGATTAGTGATTCCACCACTTGTACGTGGAGCGCCGCCG